AGGGCGGGTTACCGCGGATGATCCCTAAGGCGCATCGACAACATATTCGTATGGGTTCTCATACTCATATTCGATTATGGCTTACTCTCCTCGGGTTATACCGAGTTCTTGAGTTCGCCGGTGTACCTACTATCAAAACAATAGTATCTCCAGGATTGCAGATGTCGAATTCCTTTATAGGGGAATTATTGACGGCAATTGAGGAGTTTATTAAGTATCACAAGTTAGAGTACCACCAAGCAAGTTTTAAAGCTTGGTCTATACTATCTGTGAGTCCTACGTCACCACGTGTGGCGACGGTAACAGATAATGAATTAGCTAAAGGGAAATTCCCTTCGGGACACTTGTTAACAATACTTAACACCTTACGGGCCTTACGGTTCGCCGTAGGTTACGGGTGGGAGAAATCATTCAAAGGCTTCTTGGTTCATGGTGCCAAATTAGCAAATGTAGTTGGAGCTCCAGGTCTAGCCCGATTATTGGCTAGCTTGGGTCCACTTACCGCACTCCTTACGAAGTGTGACTTCGGACTTCTTAATATAGGTAAACTTGCCTATAAACAAGAGCCCGCAGGAAAACTGCGAGTATTTGCAATGTTGGATCCCTTCTCACAATGGATCTTAAGACCCATTCATGAGGGGATTTTCGGTATGTTGCGTCTGATTAGACAAGACGCCACATTTGATCAGCGCGGAGCAGTGGAGAGATTTGCTTTGCAAATCCGTCTCCTTAAAGTGAAAAACGTTTATTCGTTTGATCTTACTGCTGCAACTGACCGTCTACCGGTGAATTTACAAGGAGTACTAATCTCATACTTTATCGGTGAGCAAGCTTCGGCTGCTTGGATAGAGTTCTTAACGTCACGATGGTTTGCATTGCCATCCGTGTCCGGAAAAGAACGTTTAACTTCGGTTAAACAGCTAGGGGTGTCTACCCCAAGCCCATACCTACAAACTCGAAACGCCCATGTGCGTAGTAGAGGTGTTCTTCATGAAGCTGCTTTTGAACAAGTAACTCATGTTAAGTACGCGGTAGGCCAACCTATGGGTGCCTATTCCTCGTGGTCCATGTTAGCTCTCTTCCACCATTTAATAGTGTTTATGGCCTGGCGACGGTCGGGATACAATGGGTCATTATTGTATCTGGTACTTGGTGATGACGTAGTTATCGCCAATTCAAGTATCGCGGAGAATTACCTAAATATCCTTACGGAAATAGGTTCTCCTATCAACCTAACAAAATCTATAGTATCCACAAACGGTTCGTTTGAGTTTGCTAAGAGATTTGTTGTCGCCGGGACGGACCTTTCTCCAATTTCTTGGAAAGAGATGTTCGTAGCAAGGTGGGATATTAATTCCCTTGTTTCTTTAGCAGAAAATAATTCTGTTAAACTTGCTTCCGTTTTACTATTTTTGGATCATGGCTATAACGCTGTTTCTCGGCTGACGGCTCCGTTAAACGAAATGTCTCGCTCGATGGCGCTAACCTTATTATGGTTTAGTCGACCAGGGACCTATCTCTCGAAAATGGATAGTTTCTCGAAATGGTGTTACTCTTCATCGTTCAACGTGTTCCATTCATTTGATTTAGAAATGAAACCTCTAATTAAATGGGGACAGCAGTTGGCTATGCAAGTGTTGAGATCCTTAAAATCTCCTAGTCACTACTTGTCTCAGTATGCTCTTGAACAAGACATATTAAAACAAGTTCGGTTGTTTAACGATATGGGTTTAGAACCCCACGTAGAACAACTGATCCCTTGGCTTGCCGCAATGCTGTGGACATCCGTGTTCACGTATTACCGGGAATCAATGGTGTATGATTATAATGCTGCTCGTGGAACAATACAACGTTCAATAATGGCCATGAAGGCTTCTTCGAAAGATTCGGAGAAGGCCCTTGATGCCCTTGACGCAGTGTTCACGACTGTATTTGAATCCGAAATGGAATTTTCCTATTTTGACAATATTAACCTTGCCGATTGGCGGGTAACAGAGAAGGTAACGACTCTGAATAGATGTCGAGATTTGAAATGGGCACAATATCTTCGAAATACACAAC